TTTTTGACTGATACTTATATTTTGCGCTTTGACTTGGGAGCTTTTGATCATGTTTTAATTGAGGCGAACTATTGCGGGGACATGGTCGAAGAGATAGGGCAAAAAAAAGGTTTTGACTTTGTTAACAGCCGTCGTTTAAAATCTCACATGAGTATAAACACCGCCAGCGAAACGCTCAAAAGATTAAATTTAAACTGGTGCAAAAATATAATTTTGATTCATTTGTCGGACGGGCTCACAAACGAGATTGAATTTAAAAAAAGAATTGAAAAAGAACACGGTAAACCCGTAACAATCGCAACAAAAAACCAAACTATTAATTTTAATAAACAACCTTTTTAAAATGGCAAAAACTAGAAAAATTAAAGAATTTATAAACGAAGTAAAAAAGTTTCAATCTTTAACGGGTAATTCACTTTCGTACATTTACTCAAATAATAAATGTTTGAACGGCAAAACGTTTAAAAAGCTAATTGAGACAGGACAGGGAACGATAACAACGGACACTTGGGACACCGTGAGCGAATGGATGGAAAGCGAGTTAAACAATTGATTATAACGTTTTGGTGCTTGGCGATGTTGCCCCTCACAAATATCAATTAAAAACACAAATAGAATGAGTAAAGATAAAATTATTAAAGAAGTACAGACTGGCAATAGTGCCAAGCACCTGTTAGTGGCTGCTTTTCCTGGTACTGGTAAATCATATTATTGTTACAATGGAGATTGGTCGCATTATATGCCAGCAAAATTTGCAACTGATAGTGATAGTAGTAAATTTGATAAGAAATATTTTCCAGATAATTATATTAATCACATTAAAGAAAGGATTTCAGAAGGATATGCTAGAATATTTATATCAAGTCATAAAGAAGTCAGAGATGCTTTAGTAGAAAATAATTTAGAATTTACTCTAGTTTACCCTAAAAAAGAACTTAAAGACGAATATTTGAAACGATATAAAGAAAGAGGTTCATCTGATGTATTTATAAATCTTATTTCGAATAATTGGGATTTATGGATTGAAGAATTAAAAAATCAAAAAGGCTGTAAACATATAGAGTTAAAAAGCGGTCAGTTTATCGCTAACGTATGTTAAGGTTGCCACTAACGTTTTGTGGCTTTGCGTTCGTTGGGGATCCCCAGCACTAAAGCCGATTGATAGTACAAATTTTAATTTAAGCACAAATGATTATAGATAACACAAAAGCCCCAATGACGCAAAACCACTGTTATACGCTGCCCTTTTCGGAAGTTTATAATGAAGACTGCATTGAGGTAATGAAGCGATATAAGGACAATTATTTTGATATTGCAGTTGTTGACCCACCCTATGGATTAGATTTAGCAAATATGAATATGGGTGCAGGTAAAAGTAAAAAGGCTTCTAAAATACAAAACAGAAAATGGAAGCCGAAAGATTGGGATAAAGAAACACCGACTGCTGAATATTTTGCTGAATTGTTTAGAGTATCTAAAAATCAAATCATTTGGGGCGGAAATTACTTTGACTTACCACCTTGCAAAAATTATATTATTTGGGATAAAGAAATACCCGAAGGACTATCATTTGCAGATTGTGAAATGGCTTGGACTTCATTTGATAAAGCCCCGAAAATGTTTAGATACTCGGCATATTTAGATAAACAAAGTAAATTCCACCCAACCCAAAAACCCGTAAAATTGTATGATTGGATTTTTTACAAATATGCAAAAGATGGAATGAAAATACTTGACACACATTTAGGGTCAGGCAGTAGCAGGATTTCAGCAAACAGATATAAATTAGACTTTGTCGGTTGTGAAATTGATGAGGAATACTTTAATAAACAAAATAAAAGATATGCAGACTTCATTTCACAGACGAGGCTCTTTTAGGGTTGCGTATAACGAAAGGCTAACTGCCGTTTCAATGGCTGTTAGGTAACGTTATCATATAGTTGACGTTAACAAAAAGATGAAATTATGAAAGTAGGAGATAAAATATATTTTGATTGTGCAAATACCATCTATTATTATAACTTGGTTAATAATAAATTATTTTAAATTATAAAAATGACAAGAAAACAAGAAGAAATAATAAGCCTTACAATTATAGGGGTTTTAATTTTGGTTTGTTATTTCGTAGCGATTTACGTTATACATACAGAAATAAAAAAGCAACCTGTTAAACAAAAAACGTTTATCTTTAAACAACCGAGCGACTGGAATTTAACAGAACTCGAAAACGGTAAAAGGTTGTATTTTGAAAACTTAACAAATTGAAACCATGAAAAAAACGTATAATATTATTTTACATATTCTCGCAATAATTGGAGCGATTCTCTTTTTTACAAGCTGCAACGATTCGGAACGGGACAAACAAAGAACCGAACAAAAGAAAATAACTCAAGCGATTGAAAAAAGGATAGATTCTTTGCGACGTCAAAATGAAAGCGATAAGATATGGAGAAACCAATAAAAAAAACCGCGACGGCTAAAGCCGTAAAGATAGCACCCAAGAAAACCCCAGTTAAAAAAGATTCAAAGGTAATAACGATTCAAAAGAGAGAGAAACGATTTGAAGATATTATATCAATGATAAAAAATGACGGGCTATCTTTAACTAACGCGTTGAAAATCAGTAAAATGAGTTCACGAACCTTTAACGAGTGGATAGAAAAAGACGAATTAAAACAAAAGTGTTACGCGTACGCATGCGAGGCACGGGCTAAAATAATTCTCAATGAAGTTTTAGAGATCGCGGACGACGAAAGCAAAGACGAAAAAGCCTTTTACGGAGCGGTTAAAGTTAAGCGGGACGCCTTGAGAATAGAAACCCGTTTAAAATATCTCGCCATGATGTACCCTAAAAAATACGGCTCAAAGGTCGAAATCTCAGGGGACAAAGAAAACCCCTTACAGGTTGTTCACAATATCGTAGCTTTAGGCTCAGGGGTAAACCCGAATGAAACAGGCGAAGTAAAAGAAATTAAGTAATTTTAAAGAATGAAACTTTTACTTAAACAGGAACACGCAACTTTTTATTTAAAAGATAAGCAAACAACGGAGCTACTTTATGGCGGGGCGGCTGGTGGCGGGAAAAGCGCTTACGGTTGTCTTTGGTTAATTGAGTGTTGCCAAACTTACGCGGGCTCTCGCTGGTTAATGGGGCGAAGTAAATTAAAAGCCCTCAAGGAAACAACGTTAAACACGTTTTTTGAAATTGCCAGCGAATTACAGATTAACGATCAATTCACTTTCAACGCTCAATCAAATATAATTTACTTTAAAAATGGTTCTGAGATTCTTTTAAAAGATTTGTTTCTTTACCCTAGTGATCCCCTTTTCGACTCTTTGGGCTCTCTCGAGATTACAGGGGCTTTTATTGACGAATGTAACCAAGTCACATTTAAAGCGTGGCAAACAGTTAAAAGTCGTATTCGTTATAAATTAAAAGAGTTTGATTTAATCCCTAAACTTTTGGGATCATGTAACCCCGCCAAAAATTGGACTTACAAAGAATTTTATAAACCGAGCGTCTCAAAAACTTTAAAAGATTATCGCGCCTTTGTACAGGCTTTGCCAACAGATAATCCCCATTTGCCCGCCTCATATTTAGAGAGTCTTTTACAGCTGGATAAAAACAGCCGCGAGCGTCTTTATTATGGTAACTGGGAATACGACGACGACCCAAGTACGTTAATAGACACCGAAGCGATCACAGATTATTTTAACCCTGTCCACGTTTTACCAACAGCAAAAAAATATATTAGTATTGACGTTGCCCGAAAAGGAAAAGATAAAAGTATTATTCGGGTTTGGTTTGGCTGGCTTTGTACTGAGGTTGTCGAAATAGATAAAAACACAATTACCGAGCTGGCGGCTATTGTCAGGACTTTACAAGCTAAACACGGGATAAGTAATTCTCACACCGTAGCCGACGAAGACGGAGTAGGTGGCGGGCTTGTCGATGTTTTAAGATGTGACGGATTCGTTAATAATTCAAAGGCTTTAAACGGTGAAAATTATGAAAACCTAAAAAGTCAATGCAGCGTTATAATGGCAAACAAAATACAACTTCGCCTAGTAGGGGAAACAAACACGCAAGGAATAACCCGCGATATTATAGGCGAAGAAATGGAACAAATAAAACTCAAAGACATTGATAAGGACGGTCGTATCGGTATTGTTTCAAAAGATACCATAAAGGCAAACATAGGGCGAAGCCCCGACCATTGGGATAGTATCATGATGAGAGTTTATTTTGAACTCAAGCCCCGAATATCAAAACCGACAAGCCGTTTAATATGATCAAATTTAAAAACAAAATAAAAGACTTTGAAATCCCGACAAGTTACGCCGA